CTAGGGTTTAACCCTAGAAAATGCCGGTAATGTAGTAGGATCCCTGTGATAGGATCACTTGGATGCTCAACACGAACCGCTGTGATACGCGAGGCTAGGCCTCGTAGTTAAGCATGTTCGTGGATGAGCTAACTTGTGGTACTTAAGCATATTTTACTCACCCGGGAAAGGACACCTTTATCTCTTTGTTCAGGCAAAAATGCCTGTTCATCGTAACCTGCTGTCGACAAATCGTAGTCGTCGATAAGTAAACATACTACAGAAAACTCATGTGTTTCAAGAGTTAGAACCAGTCTAAATGACGGTATGCGCAATACGTTACTGCGTAAGCCCGTAACCTTTATGGTAAGGAAGCACACGTGGGTGTACTGATCAGTCCCCTCTGACAGATCTATGGTCGTAATCAACGACTGACTACCCCTTTATGGGAGGGTAACATATTGGGACGCCTTATAAAGTCCCCTTTGCCACTTTGTGGCCGAGCAAACACCTCTAAATGCCCGAGGGCTCATTTATGAGCCAACAAATTTGAGGAATCCCCAGACCCTCGTTCTAGAACTTTCCAGTAGGGTAGACGAACTCCCGGTGGACATCCCCTTGTGGGTTCCGGTTTGCCAAGCGGCAACTCTTATCACGTAGTGGAGACGTGATTTTACAGACTCTATCCAAAAGATCGATCAATAGAATGATTCAAACTTCGAGTAATAGACTTGCATTATATACAAGCGGATGCAAGTGATGTATCTCGATTTAATGGGCCGTCATTCAAAGTTCAAGGCTTCAAAGCTTTATGACGTAGTACGCTTCATGGCACCTTGTAGGATTAATATTCCACTCGGGGTCAACTGAGCTAAATCATTACTAAAAGTCCAAACGCGAGCCAAATCATTTTCAACAGAAAATACAAGAATAAAACAAACAGACGAAGAACCCGCAAGCTGAGCTTTTTAGCTCGCTTGCGTCGTCACACTCGGTCAGTTAAGGCAGTACCAAAGCCTTCTGACCACCCTTTGCCGCTTCACGAAGTGCGGCCTGGAGTCGAATTAGTTTCGAGCATATGTACCCACAAAGTTGGGGAATGTGTGCGATGCTTAGCGACTCCTATTTTCAACAAGGCTGGAAAACACTTTTCTTATTGTATTCAACATTACAGTGAGGAAGGAGTCTTATTAAAAGTTCATTTTGGCGATGACAATTTACCTCGCCCATCGAACAAGTTCTCCATCCCAGAAGTTGGGAGCGAATGCTCCTCCAGATCACCGATTGATGAAGTTATTGTTGATCCGGAGTTGCAGCAAATGCACAATCCACCCGAATTGGATGATGATTCAGATTTCGATCTATCTAAGAAATCCACTCTCGGGTCCCAACTCAACGACGTGAAAGAAAACTTGGAAAAGAATTTTTCTCCTTCCATAGTTAGAAAAGGCACTAAAGTGCTTACTCAACTCACGTTATTGGCCATTGGCCTCAATTCTGATACGAATTTGACATCTGTTGTTTCTCGATGTGTAACTTTTCTTGACGCTTGCCTAGATGATGGCATTGTCATGAGTTTGCACGACTTATTGAACAACTACGTGGCTCAGGCAGAAATACCTGAGGTACTGAGAGGACAAAAGTTTAGCGAAGCTTATGCTCTCGAACAGGCGAGTCAACCAGAAAATTTGTCAGAACAAACAGTAGCTATCTGGGATACACTGAGGAAAGGAATTTTTACCAAACACATTTCTTATTTGATTGGTACTTCCTTTGCGTTTTTCACATGTAAGATACAGAATGTGGAATTCGACCATCCTCTCCAGAAGAAGATCATTGAACACGCCACAGCTGATAAAATTGATGGTGTGGATCTCATCGACCATGTGATCAAGATGTACAATTGGTGCTCTACTGTGGGCCTTGCATGTTTTGAACAAAAATCTCTTAAACCCTTGTATCTGAATTCCGGGTCACTTTCGAAATGTCATTCGAAATACTATGAAATCAAACAATGGTATATTGATGCTATGAGAGATGGAAAATCAACTTCTGAAGAGCGCCAAGTGAAATTCATTGAGATATCAACTGTTTACAAGAACCTAACTGATCTTTGCAAAATTGACCGAGATAAGTTTACAACATTGTCGGCCTCGACATTGATCCATTCTGTTGGAGTTTTATACAACGACATTAAGGATCTGGTTCTTAAAGTTGATGCAGTGAAAGTTGCGCGTGGAGTTCATCTTTGGGGTTTGCCCAAGGTGGGCAAGTCTTTCATTACGAATGACATTCATGAACAACATTGTATGGCTAGAGGGCAAGAATATAGGTCGAGCGATAACGCTCAGATCAATTTACTTGCAAAGTTCTTTGATGAGTTGACCAACAGTACTCAATGTATTACTGTGAATGAAACTTGTCCAATCAAAGAGAACTACGCTAAGTCTCTAGAGGAAGCATACAATTTGTCACTCGCTCTCATTGACCCTGTACCTTATCATCCCAATAGATCAAAGTTGGAAGAAAAGGCACGTATCACTTGTCAACATATCAGTGTTGTTTCTACAGGAAACACTGAGGAACCTTTTATTCATGTTGCTAAGACACCCGGTGCATGGTGCAGACGCTACACGTCTGTGCACATGCGTGTTAAGCCTGAATACGCGGATGCTGATGGAAGATTTGATGCAAGAAAGCAAGATGGATCGAAGAAGTATCATCTCTTTGACGTTTACGAGATTATATATGATGACTCTGGGAACAAGAAGAGGAAATACTACAAGCACGCGAATAGTACGAGCCGGAATCTCGAGACCGATGAGTTCATGGAATTGTTGCGACATCTTGCCATTGAACATTTTGATATTGAGGATCAACTTGAGATTGAACGGAAGAGTAAGAAGAAGAAAGGTTGCTTGAAATGTAGACGCCTTGCTCATTTTTGCAAGTGCGAGGAGCACGATGTGAAAAACGACTTTGATGATCTAACAAAAGTTGCTGCTTCCGTAGTCAGCGGCGTCGATCCTGACTTCCAATGTGGAAAATGTGAAAAACTTGGTCCACATGGAAACAGATGCGATTTTGGCACTGATGGTACTGAAGCATGCAAACGTTGTGGCACTGCTTCACCGTCAACACCAGAGAGTGGTGTTATTGCCTTTGCAGCTAATACAGCTTTCCAACTTGGGAAACAAGCTATCGCTCCGTACGTCAATCCTTTTTGCAAGATGCAATGGTTTTGGACGATAGATTCCGCTACACAAGGATATTTGCGAGAGTCTGTCATTGAAGAAATTGGAAGGTTGCCCGAAGGTGCAATGACCAAGTCTTTAAGTTTGATACCCCAAAATTGGCTTGAGCGCGATGGTAGCCCAACACTTCTAGGTGAATGGAAGAATCGATACCTGAGATTTGTTGCGGCAGAGAGACAGATATTTTTGCCTGTTTCCACATTGCTCAAGAGGAGTTTCACTTGGTCTTGTTTGATCTTTCTTTTCCTCACAGCTCTCATTTTTTCTCTTGAAGGAGCTGGATCTTGGTTCAAGAATCATGGAATGTTTTTGAAACATGCGCATTACTTCCAACCACGCGAGTGGGAAATGGCAGTGTTAAAATCGCGCACCGTGACTAAATTTGGTCCTATCCCGTGCTTTCCCCAATGGTCAGAACAAGTCTTCCAAAATCGCGAATACTATGCCTCTAGAGGTATAGTAACGGAGAATTACCTTGATTGGAAGGAGTACTATGTTGATTTGTATTTCATTCAGAAATGGCTTGGAAAACTCCATTATTGGTGGTTCTATGAGGAAACTTCCTTCATATATGTACTTGAAAAGAAGATGTACGAATGGTGGAGATTTCCTTTGGTCATGGCTGCAAGCTACTTTGTCCTTTTCTTTTTACATATGTGGATGAGGCGCGTGATCGGCTTTCAATGGCGTGTGGCGAAACTCCAAGCTATGGCTAGAAGTGATCCTGAATTGAGAAATAGGATCCTCGAAAAGAGCCGCCGCCATTCTTCTGAGTTTTGCACAATTCCTAACGCTCTGACACTTATGGGATGTATCCTATGTGGAGTTTCCATTTGGAACGTCATGAGGAAAAACAAGCCTGAGGTTGGCATTGAACGTGAAGGATCGCATGCCCAGGAGTGGAATTCTTTTTCTTTCTTCAATCGCATCGCTCCGAAGAGTGGAGCAGAAGCTGCTATCACTCTAGATGCGACTGAAAATATGGTCGCCAAGCATCTCTGCAGAGTCACTGCGAAAGTAGGGGACGAGAAGACTTACGTCTGCGGAGTATGGATACGTACTGGCCAATTGATGCTACCGAGGCATTTTTTCAAACCAGATCCTTTGATAGACAAGGTCCAAGAGGAGACGGACCTCTACATCGATAGTAATGGTTTTGAAACGAAAGTACGAATTTACGCTGGATCTTTACGGAAGATGAGAGGTAAGGACATTGTGATCGTTAAGGTTCCTAGGAGCCCGAAGATGCGCCATGATTTGTCCAAATTCCTTCCAGAAAACACTCCTAATGATTGTCATTCGGCCAGGATCTTGCATTTTGTTACCACTGGTAATGGATTTGAGGTCATACCTGAGGCAGTGAATGCCAGGTATAAGGACAGAATTGACTGTGGTGGTGTGGATTGTGGTAGAGGAGTAACTTACCCCTCCAACCGCACTTCATTTGGATCATGCGGATCTCCAGTGATAAGAAAAGGAGTCATACTTGGTTTTCATGTGTCTGGTGATTATGAGATATCTGGGAAATATGGAAACGCTCAAGAGGTTTCTCTGGCGGATTATCATGAGTACTTAGAGATTCTCAAAAAAGATCCAGATTACATCAGCATGCCAGAGAAAGGCGTAGTTCCAACTGAACGCTTGGGTTACAGGATGGTTGAGACTTATGGAGAAGCTCATCCAGCCACTAAGGGTTTTGAAGATTTGAAATCCCATCATGGCATAGAAATCATTGGTAACAACACGCAATTGCCGAGGTATCGCTCGCGTGTTCGTAAATCATTGATTAGTCAATTTTTGGAAGATGAACTACATAAACCTTGTCGTTGGAAAGCCCCTGATATGCGTAGACCATGGGAAACCCATAACAAAGCTTTGAAGGTGTTAGCTGATGGAGCATGGGAAGTTCCTCCTGATGCCCTTCAATGGGCAGTCAATGATTACTTGGAACCACTTCTGGAGAAGATCCCTGAGTACAAGAAAAAGTTTCCTGACTTATGTAGAGTTTTGACGATGGAAGAAATGGTGAACGGCATTCCTGAGGCTATTTACATGAGAATTGTGAACATGCATTCATCCGTTGGTCCAATTGGCACTGGTGCTGGGGCGAAGATGTACAGCGATATGTTTGAAGAGATGGAACCATTACCCTCTGGCGCCAAGCAGTACAAGCTGACCGATAAGGCTAAAAAACATTTTGATGAGATGATCGAGTGTTTCAAGTCAGGGAAGAAGTACGGCGTTTGGTCGAAGACATGCTTAAAGGATGAAGTTGTGGATGAAGATTCGGACAAGGTTCGAATTTTCTACATTCTTGAATGCTTGTTTGCCTTGGTCGTTCGCCAGTACTACTTGCCAGTAATTGAGTTCATTTCTCGACACCCACATCTTACTGAATGTGCAGTTGGAGTTAATTGTGCTAGCCACGAGTGGGAACAAACCATGCAATACGTCCAAGAACTAGCAAAGGACGACATGATGGTTGATTGGGACTACTCCAAGTACGATCTCCGAAGGAGTTTGGATGTTATGATAGCGTCACTGAATATCATGAAAAGAATAGCTGAGGCGTTTGGTTATACACCTGAGCAGCTTAGCATGATGGATGCCATTGCAGATGAACTTCGCAATCCTGTCATCAATTGGAACGGAACGATAATCTCATGTTTTTTGTGGACATCGGGAAACTCAGTTACCGTGTATGGAAACTCGATTGAAAACTCGTTACACAATCGCATCTCCTTCTATCTCAATGGCATTGAGGTTTTGGGCAGAGTGAAATTTTTCACTATCGGAACCTACAGAGAGAATGAAAGAATTATTACGTATGGCGATGATGGACAAGCTGGTTCGAGAGTTGAAGTCCGTGAATTCACTAAATTTTCTTGTCGCGAGAAGTACTTTAACCGCATTGGAATGAAAATCACAGATGCAGCGAAGAGCGACAACCCACCAGAGATGGTGCACAAAGACCTTATTGATTTTTTGAAAAGGAAAAGTGTGTATCATCCTAGATTGGGTTTGCGCGTTGGTGCCCTGCACATGGATTCCATTGAGAAAATGGGACACATGGTTAGCGGTCGAGGAGATCTCGATGAGTTAGCTGTGTGTTCTATAATTACGATGCTCTTGGAAACCTTTTTGCATGGCGAGTCAGTGTACGAACGTTGGCGCTCAGATCTTAAAAGAGCAGCCCAAGCTCATAATATCTACACTGACTACTTGGACAAGTCTTACGAAGATTTGGCCCAAGTGTGGGACGACAAGTTTTTGTAAATATATGTCTCACTACGACCTGCCGGAGGTCGATAAAAGCCGGGGGCAGAGAAAACTGCCTTCCAAGGAGAAGCAAACATTTTGTGTATATGGATGACCATTTTGTATTATATGTCGATTGCCTCTGGGTATAGACTTCCCAAGCAACAGTGTGAAATAGGCTTTGCATAATCTTAAGACATTTTCGGGGGATGGCATTGGTCGGCCATTCCACCACGCATAGCAGGCCAACTACAAACAACTTAACAAATCATAAAATTTTTCAATCTGGCATGGGCGCTGATGCTTTTATCAACAGCGAAACTATGCAATTTCGGGACAATGTCCCTGGTTATCTTGATAGCCGTGGTGTTCATTTTGATGCCACGCGTGATGATGGGATGGCTCAGGATGCTACTCTTGGCTCCTGGTTTTCTCGACCCATTAAAATCGCCGAGTTCTCATGGGACGTCGATCAGGCACTTTACCAACGCTTCAATCCGTGGACCTTATTTTGGGAAAACGAAAGAAATGTTGAAAAGATCAAGAACTACCACCTTCTCCGATCCACTTTGCACCTCAAGATCCTTATTAATGGTAATGCCTTTTATTATGGAAGAGCAATCGCAGCCTATGAGCCGCTTGCTCCACTTGATTCTACATCACCAAAGCGAGAATGGGTGCCTGCGGATCGGATACGGGGATCTCAACGTATGCATGTCTATCTCAATCCCACGACATCGCAAGGAGGCTCTCTTGAATTGCCTTTTTTCTGGCCCAAAAACAACTGGGTCGTTAGTCAAAATGACTGGAGAAATATGGGAGAGGTTGTACTTGCATCGTTTAACAACTTGCGACACGCAAATGCAGGCACAGAGCCTATTAACATTTCCGTTATGGCCTGGGCAGAGAACGTCAAGTTTGCAATCCCAACACGTTCTGTCCCGATCCCATCAGCAATGTCGATCCCAGAATCAGGCAAAGCGCCATCTGGGAATGGGAAAGGCTCAGACGAACACGAACGGAATGTCATCTCTCGACCCGCTACTAATGTGGCTCGAGTTGCAGGTGCACTCTCTAATGTCCCAGTTATTGGACCATATGCGAAAGCTACCGAGATTGGAGCGAATGCAGTTGCGCAGACAGCAAAGATGTTCGGACTGTCAGCGCCAAATAACCTTGACTATGCGATCTATGAACCACATGCAAAGCATTCTATTGCAGTTACGGATACTAAACAGTCAGCAAACAAAGTTACGATTGACAGCAAACAAGAACTAACCATTGATCCACGAACGACAGGGATCAGAGAAGACGACGAACTTCCGATCGCCAGTATGGCAGGGAGGGAATCATACCTCACACAGTTCACATGGACTTTGCAAGATCAGTCAGGACTTCACTTGTGGAATTCTAGAGTAGATCCAGGGCTCAAATTCAGAAATGGTGATGAATGGCATTTTCCTGCATGTGCTGTAGCTGCTTTGCCCTTTCAGTATTGGAGGGGCACTATGCGCTTCAGATTTCAGGTGGTTGCTAGTGAGTATCATAAAGGTCGGTTGCGTATTGTATACGATCCTCGCATTGGTGGTATTTCCAGTGAGTACAACACCCATTATTCCACTGTTCATGATATAGCAGAGTCTAAGGACTTTACTGTGGATGTGGGTTGGGGTCAACATGAGCCTTATAAGGAATCGCTGGGATGGTATTCTAGTCCTGAATATGGGATTGTCCCACTTACCACCAACATTTCTCAAGGCAATGGAGTCATTTCTGTTTACGTGTTGAACAAGTTATCGGTTCCATCACAGACGAATTCTCAAGTTCAGGTCAACGTCTTTGTGTCAGCTTTAGACGATTTTGAAGTAGCTGCACCAGACGAAAAAATGTCACACTTGAAGTTCAGACCTAATGTTGATCCACCAAGTCCTTTGACTACCCGCTCTAATGACGGCTATTCCAAGTTCATGGAAGGTCTCTCCCTGAGGGGAGGTGTTCCCGAATCAGGAACTGTGCCTGAAGCTGAAGACTGTGATGATCAAGATGCTCCAGTAGTAGATCCTCCACCCATAGATACGATGGCGGATTCTCAATTGGATCAACCGTTGACCACCAAAGTCTTCATGGGCGAAACCATAGGTTCATACAGGACTCTCCTCCGACGCGGGTACAAATCGGAGGTATTTGGATTACCAGAAGTTGAATCTACCGCATCTCTGAATCTCTCTCGCAGTTCTTTTCCTGTGAATGGAGGTTTTGTTGTTGGGCAGACACCTGCGCCCGGATCGATCCTTAAAACCTACCAAGATGGCAGATTTTATGTGCAAACTTGCACAACGCTATTGAACTACTTAGGTAGAGCATTTCTCGGTTGGAGGGGTTCGACACGTTGGACGGTAGACACCAGCGCTCTGAATCTCAGTAGCATCCGCTCTAGCGGTAGTGGTACTGATTTTTGGAACAGCATTACGTTTATGCTTTCACGCAAGAACAAGTTTACCAACACTTTGACGATAGGTGCCACTTTAGATACGAATTTGATGAGCGCTCCTGTGCTCATTAATGAGATCGAACGTGGCACGGACTTGTGTGGTCTACACATAGGCAACACAGCCGTCAACCCAATTCAAACCGTGGAGGTACCGTACATGTTGACAGATCGGTTTACCTACACATTTAGAGAAGATAATTTTGAGATTACCAATACTGGAGCAGGTTGGAATTTGACAGCCCTGTTTCCAGCGTCTCAATCTGCAGCGGACAATGGCTTTATTAAGCTATTTGTTTCAGCAGGTGAAGACTTCAACTTCTTCTTCTTCAACGGTATGCCACCAGTTTACTTTGAGCAGGCATATGTACCCGACCAATCATCTTAGAAAAATGTGTCCTTTCAGATTGATATAAACAAGGCAGGAAAAGTCCCTCCTGCATTGTCATAAATATAGGCAAAACCTTTCCTTGGAAAGTCCCCCAAGGAAAGTCATAAAAATAGGCAAGATCCGGTTAATTGCACTTTCGTATAGGTTTACGAATGAACGCACCATACAATTGGTACGATATTGGCTAAAGCTCTAAACATGAGTACCGACAAATTTCAGGATCCATGCGCGGTTGGATTATTACGGTATCGTGCAGAACGTCCCAGGGGAGCCATGGGACACGGCGGAACTACCTAAGTTTCCGTCGTCCGACACTCGCTGAAGTGAAAACGCTAAAGTTTACTTCCCGAGTTTCGGGAAGATGTTACTAGCGCTCTTACTTTACAAAGCGACTGCCGGGAAAATAGCAATATTCATGCTTTTGGGGG